TTCTTTTTCTATATCTTCCATTCTTTTATATTAATATATAATAATATATTTATATACTATTATATATTATAATATATAACGGATAATGACTATTGGAATTCATATTTTTAGAAGAGATTTTAGAATTACTGATAATGTTGCTTTACATTTACTTAGTTCTAAGGTAGATAAAATAATACCAATTTTTATTTTTGATCCATTTCAAATTAATAATACGTCTGAAAATGCATCTTATCGATCAGACCCAGCAGTTAAATTAATGATTGAATCTTTAGATGATTTAGATAAAAGTCTAAGAAAAGAAGGATCAAAATTATTTTATTTTAATGATGATCCTTCAAAAGTTCTTGAAAAATTAATTAAAAATGTTAAACCTTCTTGCATAAGTTACAATGCAGATTTTAGTAAATATTCTTTAAAAAGAGATAAAGATATGGATGAAGTTTGTAAAGAGTATAAGATTCCAGTAATAAAATTTATGGATGATCTTACTATTACAAAAATGGAAGATTTATTAAATAAAGATAAAGTATTTAAGGTATTTGGTGCTTTTTATAAACATGCTCTCAAATTGAAAGCTAGAGCAGAAGTAAAAAAAGTTGGTAATTTTATTGGAACTGGAACTGCTATTTTAGGACAGTTTAATGGTGATCCTAATAAATTTTATGATAAAGATACTGAAATTTTAATTGCTGGAGGACGGAGCGAAGGTGTTAAAATTTTAAAAAAAATTAAAGATTTTAAAAATTATGAACTTAATCGAAATGATTTAGCTTATCAAACTACACATCTTTCAGGATATCTAAAGTTTGGTTGTGTATCTATTGTTGAATGTTTTAATGCTATTAAAGAATCTAAAAATCCTGATTTATTAAAGCAGATATATTGGAGACAATACTTTTTTATTTTAGCTAGATTTAATCATACAGGGTATGGACATGTTGATGAATTCTTTTCTAAAATTAAATGGAAGAATGATCTTAAAGAAGCTAAAGCATTATGGGAAGATGCTAATACTGGTTTTCCTGCAGTTGATGCTGCTGTTAGACAATTACAAGATGAAGGTTGGATGCAAAATCGTGGCAGATTAATTGTTTCTAGTTTTGCTGTTAAAGTATTACATCAAGATCCACATGAATGGAAATCATATGGTGGTCAACATGTTTTTAGTAGATTACTTTATGATAATTGCTATGCAAATAATTATGGAAATTGGAATTTTACTGTCGGTCCTTACGATTTAGGAGGGTATAGATTTGGCAGAGCTGGAACAAGAGGTGGACGAATGATTGATCCAACTAGTTATAAAAAATGGGATCCAAAATTAGAATATATAAGAAAATATATTCCAGAATTGAAAGATGTACCTGATAAAGATGTATTTAATTGGAATACTGCATGGAAGAAATATCCGAATGTAAAATATTCAAAACCTATTGTAGATTTTAAAGAACGGAAGGATGAATGGTATAAGATTACTAAACGATAAAATTTATGTAAAAATTGAAAATAATAATTATAATAATTATAATAAATTATATAATAATTATCATCCATATAATGAATTACGTCTCTCTCGGTTCGTCCTGTTCGATAGCCTACCAACTTCAGATTCTTAATTTGAAAAAAGAATCATTACCTTTTGATTGGATTCGATCTAATAATCTATCATATGTTCTTCAATTAATCCAAAATAATTTTGCCGGATTCTTTGATGATCTAGAACATGTCAAAGATGATGAGCGATTTCCATTTATTGAAGATGATGAATCTGGATTGAATCATAATTTTGATGCTATTCCTGATAAAAAAACTAAAATTTATAAAACTAAATATCTTGGTTTCTTTCATGATTTTAAAGATGGAGTTAGTTTTGATGAAATCAAAGAAAAATATGATCTGCGTATTAAACGTTTTTATGATGTAATCAAGAATAAATGTATTTTTATTCGTGATGACGTAAAATTTAAGGAATCTGATATTGGAACTTATAATTTGCTTAATGCAGAATTAAAGAAGCATAATTCTGAAAATGTTTTGGTATTGATTGCGAATACTAAATTATTGAGTATTGTAGGATTAGATGATAGTATTAGAGTATTTATTGAAAATGATAAGGTTGGTGAATGGCAACATCATTCAATCGTACCAATGATACAATCTTTGATTTAATTTATATTATTCTTTAGAGCAATATATTTTGCCTTGATCCTACTGATTGCGTGCCTTGATCTTACTGATTGCGTCTAAAGCATATTGCTCTTTAGAGCAATATATTTAGCCTTGATCTTACTGATTGCGTCTAAAGCATATTGCTCTTTAGAGCAATATATTTAGCCTTATATTTCATATATTTATCATAGTAAGAACCACCCATAAATTCAGGATCTGAGCGTTTTGGTAGTTCAACTTGATTTATTTCTTCACCAGTAATTCCTGCTTTGATACGTTCATCGACATTAGTTTTATATGCTTGTGTATAAGCAGTAGCAAATTTTTGTTCTTTATTTTTGTCGCTGTTAAATGGTGGTGGTATAGGTGGATAAAAGGGGATACGTGGAGGAGGAACCGCACGATCCGAATTAATCCTTTTCTTAAGCCTTATTAATTCATCTGAACGGGGAGGAATTGGTTCATTTTTTTCTGAGGCTGATTTAACTTCATCTTCATATTTAGCAAGAAGTGCCTTATAATTAGCTGAATCTTTGTCTTGCTGAATTCCTATTTTAATTTGTGTTTCAAAATATGATTTCATAGCCTCAATATATTTAGGTAATATATTAGCTTCAAATTTAGCTAATTCTTCTTTATATTTAAGTTCGTTGTCTTTTTCTAATCTACTTTCGTCTATTATAAATTTATTCCATGATGGAAGATCTGATTTTTCACGATTATCTATCATACTATTTATATTATCATTAGCTATCCTTTTATATTGTAGAAAATAAGAATCTCTTTCATCCGTATTTAATACTCCGGCTGGTACTGGAGGTACTAGTGAATCTGATAATTCTGGAAAAGGAACTTCTGATGGTAATGTAAGTTCAGGTTCAGGTAGTTTAGCTGGAAGTTTTGGAAAAGGATTCGCATCAAGATAAGTTTTAAGATCATATGCCAATTTTGATTTATTCTTTAGATATTCTTTTATTCTTGCTGCGTGTTCTTTATTAAGGGCTTCAAGCTCTAATTCGGTTTTTTTTAAACGTTCTTCTCTGTTTTGAGTTATGGTTTGTAATAGTGTTTGGTGTTCAATAATAAGTTTTTCAATAGCTTGCTTATGTTCTTCCATTTTTTTAACATGGGCTTCCTTAAGTTTTTTAACATTTTTTGCATAAGTAATATAAGCTTCTACTTGCGCATCGTATTGCGGTTTTAATTTATTATAAGCAGCTAATGCTTCTTTATTAGCTCCAAGTAATTGCTTATTAACTTTTTCTATGGTTAATCTTCCTTCTTTAACAGCATCTCTAATTATCTTACCTTGATCAAGTATATTAGAAGCTGATAGGGATTGACGGGCTTCTTCATTAAATGTCTTTTTTATTTCTTTTGATTGTTGCTCCATCATTTTATTTGCTAATCGTTGTACATTTGTCATCGGTTTGGGAGGAACTACAGATACTGAATTAGAATTCATATATATATATATATATATATAAATAAATCTATTATATTTTTTTAAATAACATTCATTTTATTGATTTTACCTTTACTATCTTTATTAAGTAAAGCTTTTAGTCTTTCTTCTACTGATAGTTCCGTTTTAACTTCTTTACTTTCTACTTTTCCTTCAACTGATTTAGCTCCTCCTAGTAGAGCCTTTAATTTTTCATCCATAGATTGTTCTTTTACTGGTACACCTGCCGGACCTCCTTGACTGGTTGCACTAAATGGTTGATTATTATCTCCTTTAATTCCACGTTCAATACTCTTTAGGAATGCTCCTTTAAAACTATAAGTACCATCATGAGATAAATTACAACTTAGATCTACCCAAATTTCTCCATTCATTCCCAACCATCTCTTACAAAATGCATAATCTTCCGATAGATATCTCTTGGAAACTGGATCAATATAGCAATCAAATAGTGCATAGAAATAATCTTTATTTCCATGACTATCATATCCACCGACATCATTTACATATTTAAGATTACTGAATTCTCTTGCCATCTTTTCTAGAACTTCACGTTTAATCATCATAAAACCTGTTGCTGCATATGCAACTTTCATAAATCCATTTTGAATTGGTACTTTTTGAACTCCTTGATCATTCTCTGTAATAATATTAACTGCATAATCATAAGCTGCAGGTTCTACAAATTCTTTTTCTACAACTCCTTCTTTAATTATACTAGCTACTTTTTCCCAATTAATACCCTTTTTAGGATAGCAACCAGCACATACATCTTTATTTGCAGTTAACATTCTAACTACATTAAGTGGATTAAATGATACATCTGCATCTACAAATAATAGATGGGTATATTCTTTTTTAGCTAGCATAAGTGATACATAAAAATTTCTTGCACGAGTAATTAAACTTTCATTTCCAATAGTTAAAATATCAAGTTTAATTCCATTAGCATCACAAAGTCTTTGTAAATTTAAACAACTTTGTGCATATCCTCTCATCATTTGACCACCATAGCAAGGAGTTGCTAGTAGAATATGGAAATTAGGCTTTTCTTCAGACATTATAATTTTAATATATTTTAATTCTTATATAATGAAATTTTGTTTTTATAAATTATAGTATATGGGAATCGAAAGATTTTTTAAATCTATAAATTCAATATATGCAAATGAAATAATAAAACCACATTATAAAAATAATAATATCACCCAATTCTATTTCGATTTTAATTCAATGATTCATAAAATATCAAATACTGTCACTGAAGAAATAAATGATCTATTAATGTATTCCTTAATTAATAAATATTCAAATCAATCTGGTATGGATAAAGATCTATTAATTGATGAATTTAGTAAAATAAATAAAAAATATAATTTTAAATATACAATTGGAGAATTTTATAAGCATGTTAAAGATATTGAATTAAATAAAATAATTTTTCAAAAAATATTTGAAGATATTCATAATTATCTTACTTTTTATCCAAATTGTAAATTATTATATATTGGGATAGATGGGGTTCCTAGTGTTGGAAAAATGGTTGAACAACAAGATAGACGATATAAAGGTTATTTAATGAGTTTAATTAATAAAAAACTAATAGAAAAACATAAATATCAATTAAATAATTCTAATTTTGATTTTACAAATATTTACAATGAATTTGAATATCTAAATCTTAAATTATCATTTGATAAAAATTTAATATCTCCCCAAACTGATTTTATGATTGATTTTATTAATGAATTAAAAAAACAAGATTTTAAAGTTAAAACTATTATATCCGATTTTAATGAAGAAGGTGAAGGTGAAAAGAAAATTATTAAATATATTAAATTACATTCAGGCTTAAATGATAGAATTATTATTTATTCTCCAGATGCTGATATGATTATTATGACAATGATTTTACAATTTCATATATACATATTACGTCACGAACAATCTGAATCAAGAGATGATATAATAGATATACAAAGTATTCGTAAAATATTTAATCCAGTTGATGATATTGCTTATATATTTTCTGTATTTGGTGACGATTTTATACCAAAAATAGATTGGATAAATGTTACAAAACATTTATCAAAAATATTAGATGAATATAAACGAATGAATATTAAAATTATAAGTGAGAATCGAGTAAATTTTAAAAATCTACAATTATTTTTTAATAATATAAAAAAGTTTGAACATCAATTTACACCATCTAAAAATAGATTTGATAATATGATTAAACCAATAAATTACAAATCATTTAATTATTATAATGAAAAAAATGATATTGAAAAATTATCAAGAAATTATGAACCAAAATATATAGGGAAAGATGCAATTATTGACCCTTTAGATTATT